GAATATTGGACTTTATTAGAACAAATAATCCATAAACTAAATCTAAAAAATGCAAGCGGGGGAATGAAATATTGTATTAAAGAAATAGCAATTTCTGAGGGTTTAGAATCTTGAACAAAAAACAAAAAGAATTGTTAGCAGAATTAATTATAAAAACTAATGGAAACAAAAGAAAATTATTAGCAGAATTAAAAAGACGGGTAAAGGTTTTAGAATCTTGACTACTGAAATCATTCCCCGTGAGAAATGCCGATTCTGTAAAGTCTATTTGGCTAAAGGCTGTCTTAATGATATTTGTTTAAAATGTTCCAAATGGTGTCGATTAGCTGAAGAAGTTTATCATATGAAAAGACCTTATCAAATTGAATCCTAAAAAGGCCCATTTAAAATATAAAAAAATTTGGCAATTTCCAGAAGCTACCCATGACTTTATCCAACCTATGATAAAAGGTAGATCTCTTCATGTTTGTTGTGGTAATTCATTACTATGTGATATTAGAGTAGATATAGAAAAACAAGAAATACAAGATTCAAAAGATGGTTTTATTTTAGGAGATATGTTCGACTTAGTAAATGTTTTAGAAAAAGAGGGAATTAAAAAATATAGTTTTGATATAGTGTTATGTGATCCGGTTTGGAATTTAGGCTATCATGTACGACATAAATTAATTTATAATTTAAGAGATTTTGTAAAACCAGGAGGAATTTTAATTTTTAATTGTTTATGGTTTCCAAAAATTAAAACTATGAAATTAGAAAATATGTGGGTGGGCCTTAATGATATGGCATGGCGTAATGTTTCATTAATTGGAATTTATAAAAAATATCAAACTCATTTAGAATGACCAATTATCGGATTTTTTCTTATATCTTCTAGTGATACATTTAGTAACACATCTAGATCTTCGAGTACGTTTTTTCAATCCTTTATAGGCTCGTCTAGCCGTCCGGCGTACCATTCCTTTGCGAGTTGATCTTTTTCTTTTACCTTTATCCTCTCTAAGTCGTTTCATCTTACGGCCCCACGCTTTAGCTTCCTTAGAACCCTTTCTCATTTACACAAAACTCCATGATGATCCAGGTGAACTGCCCGTAATTGTAACCCCTGACGGTACATTACTGACGCTCCCCAATGATTGAACCGAACCGCCCCCACTGGAAACAGTCCACGTTGGGCTATCTGATTTTCCTAAGCCTTCTTGAGCTACGGGAGATATGTTAGCCGCTCCGGCTGATAAAGTTGAAAAACGTTCGAAAAGGTTAGCTACCTCCCATACAGGTTTAAACAAACCTGCTAATCCTGAACCTATACCCTCACCAATACCAGCTATTGCACTTCCTGCACTCTCAACCGCGCCAAAAGTTGAAGAAATCGCGCCGGCTGTTTGTGAGGCATGGGCAGGTCTGGTAAAAGCATTAACCAGAAACATAATGCCCACACCGGCGGCTATTAAAGGAAGTATCTTAGACCAAACTACCATATTTATTTAAAAGAACAATACTTATTAAGTTATTCTCTATTCTTAGAATAGATAATGAAATTAAAAACAGGTAAAACAGTAAATAAAATTCTCGCGGGCGCAGGTGTTGTGTCTCTTTTAGGGATTATCGGTAACCTGGTAGCTCCTTCTTTTATGGGATCAGCTGCCGGTAAAGCCGTAGAAGGTTTAGCCGCTTATAGTGTTGGTGGTGTTGAATCTGTAATAGGAGCGGGCGCGGCAATGTTTGCAGGAAGTGCGGGCAGTACAGCTGTTGTCAATACACAATCGGAGGCTCTGTAAAATGGCTGTTCCTTTAATGCGTAGTTATACGACCCCTTCCGCAGCGTTAGCCATTGGCGTTTTTGGCTTAGCCACTGATGATATTACAGGACTAACAATAACACAACTGAATCGATCTAACGTTATTCTTGATGAAGTTTCAAATCCACAACCAGCAGCCGCCGACATTTACCAGGACAGATTATTAATTAATGGATTAGAAACTGGTGTAACATTTTTTAGTAACTCATCAGACCCAGCCAGCGCAGGTCGTGTAGTTCCGGGTCCGATCCCAATTCAAGTGGGAGGTGCAGCTGGAGGAAAACAAATTGCTTACAACTGTGCTCAAACTGCAGGGGTAGCCGCGAATATGACATTCCTTATAAAATACGCTAATCTATTTTAGATAATGCCTCAAGTTATACAAGGATATTTAGTAAACATAAAACCATCAGACACTACAGCTGAAAGTACTTATGTTTCTGATATAATACCAGCAGCCGCAACCCAAACAATTCACTATCCATCACAATACAGATCTTATGCAATTTCGGCAGCAATTAAAAATCAAGATGGAACTAACGCATGCACTTTTTCAGTAAACGGCCAACCAGGAATTACCTTAAGTGCTGGAGCTGATCAAAACATAAACAATCAAAGTATTGTAAGTATTACCGTAACATCTGGCGCAGCCGGAACCTGTGATATTTTAGCTCAAGTAACACCAATTTATGTAAGTACAGAAGCACAACGCTTTAGAACTGAAAGGGGTTAATCATGGGATTTTCGGGTGGTGGCTCTAATCAAACTTTGCCACATACTCATGACGGTCTTATAGCATCTGATGGAGGTAGCTTGAACATGGATAATGTTACTCAAGGAGGTTTGAATCAAGGTGATGTTGTGTACAGTGACGGTGTGCACTTACAGCGCTTAGCTTATCCAGGAGCGCCAGCAGGTGAAACTTTAACAGCGGCGCCAGCTTCAACAGCTCCCTCGTGGGGAGCTGCTTCGGGTGGTGGTGGAATGGAATTTGTAGAAACTATTGAATTTACGGGAGGCGCTACAAGTTCTCATACATTTACATTAACATCATCTATTGATTTGAATGATTATGACGTAGTTTTTGATTATTACCCAGTATTTACCGGCACCCCTCGCATGGATATGCGTTGGAATGGATTAACAGCAGGAAACTATGTTGTGAATATGATCGGTTCTGTAGCAGGAACCCCCTCGGGGGGTTATTGGACTGGTGCCACAGAAATGCAGGTTGCATCTATAGCTTTGGGATTTGTTGAAATTCATGGAACGTTTAGGTCTAACGGTGCTGGGACAGGAACATCGGGTGCAACTTGGTGTAGTGTATGGTCTAATCTAGAAAATAATATTATTGAATTAGCCGGTGGATATAACACAACTACGGTGAATAGTATATCTTCTTTAGAATTTTTAAACTCAGCCGGAACATTAAGTGCAGGCAAGATCAGTATCTGGAAAATACAAAAGCGTTGATAAAAAAAATATGGGTTAAATTTCAGATTGGTTTATTGAAATTTTGTAGATTTATGTTAAGTATCTTTGATAATCGTTAAACCCAGATATATTTCTCTCCTTTACACTTTGGGCAATCAATAGTCGTGTTATAGATTGGATCCAGTTTATTAGAACTAGTCTGCAAATCTACAGTTCTAACAATGCCATGTGGTGTCCCCGTCTCTGTATCAGCACAACAATCACAGGGTTTGTATTCCTTGATCTTGAGCTCCAGGTTGGGTTTGTTGATTATTGGCTGATTTAATTTTTTCATAAACTTTCTCTATTAATGTGGGATCTTTTTTAACTGCTTCCTCTATTTGAGGAATTAATGCTTTACCAATTCCTCTATATTTACCGGGAATTAATTGCATAATTACATCACCTAAGCCGCTATTTTTCATATCATTATCTGTTATAGTTGTACCTTGTTTCATTTTATTTACAGAGCCTTTAAGAGATTGAATCTGTTTTCTATACTCAATAGCATCTTCTTTTTTCGTATCTGCTAAGTATTTCATATCTGCTTGAATGTCTTTAATATGTTGCCTGGAATGTTTGTTAATTCCGCTCCTATTCCTAGTAATAAAAATCCCACAAACACCAACACTAATACATGAAATGAGAATGAGTGCTGCAGGAAGTATCTCCATAACATAATTTATGATACTTTACTTACATTTAACCCTAATTACCCTAGCTTAAACCCTAACTTATGTCAAAGAAAGCTAACAATTACCTTAAACTAACCTAGTGATTATTTGAACTTATCATTAAAGTATTAGTCTTAGACGAAGGACAGCTTGCTTGGGTTGGTGTTGGGTTAGAACCCTAGGTATATACGTTAAAAAAATTAAATATATATTATTTTATAGTAGTACGACTTAGGATTATTATGTTTAATCCGGATTTTGTCACGCCTCAAGAACGTGAACGCAGATTAAAAGCAGGAACTAAAGAAACCCGTTATGCTAAAACAATTTCGTTACCGTCTGAATATTGGACTTTATTAGAACAAATAATCCATAAACTAAATCTAAAAAATGCAAGCGGGGGAATGAAATATTGTATTA